TTGAGTATGCAGGGAAAATGCGACAGCAAGACTTACATCAAAGACAGGCAGGAGACAAAATCTTTCTCAAGGTTTATTGCATACCTAAAGAAAGTGAGTAAAATATGTGGATACCAGTAATAACAATATTATGGGCATTGGGTGACGGTGCTACGTGGGTAAATTTTCCAATGGTTAATTTCCCTTTTTCATCAAGTGAAACTTGTTATGGATATATAGAAAATGCAAGGGCTAAAATAACACAAGACCCTCAATACTTAAATGGTTATAGTACATGTGTTTATATAGGCAGTCCTACAGGAACTAGTGGAGAAACAACATGATTGATTGGGATAAAATTAAATTTGAAGTATGGAATAAAAGATTTGGCGAAGGAACAAACTTTGACCTAGACTATGGTAAATTACTTATCATAGCTTTATTAGTCTACCATATATTCTTTCAAGGTTAATTATGGCACGTAAACCTGACAACATGCCTAAGAGAAATAAGAAGAACTTTAGACCTACTAAGGCAGGTGCAGGTATGACTAAAGCAGGAGTAGCTGCCTACAGGAGAAAAAATCCCGGTAGTAAGCTACAAACTGCAGTCACAGAAAAGAAACCTACAGGGAAAAGAGCAGCGAGAAGAAAGTCTTTTTGTGCAAGAAGTGCAGGACAAATGAAGAAGTTTCCTAAAGCTGCAAAGAACCCAAATAGTAGATTAAGACAAGCAAGGAGAAGATGGAGATGTTAGGAAGTTTAATTTCACCAATAGCTTCACTCGCAGGTACGTGGTTACAGGGTAGAGTTGATAAAGCTAAAGCAGAGACAGATGTAAAAGTTGCTAGAGCAAAAGCAGAAGCTAAAGTATATGAAACTGAAGCTACATCATCTATGCTTATGGAGCAGAACCTTACAGCACAAATGGCAGGTTCTTGGAAAGATGAATTTTGGACAATAATTTTTGGTGGTATCTTGGTAGGTTGTTTTCTGCCTTGGACACAACCATACGTAAAAGAAGGGTTTGATTTCTTAAATGCAAACACACCTTCTTGGTTTGCTAATTGTTTATATATTAGCATAGGAGCATCTTTTGGTTACAGGTTTGGTAAGCAAGGATTACAAATTATGAATGGAAAAAAATAAATGGCTAATAATAAATCTAAGAAAAAAATATCGTTACCTAAACCAAAACCTAGAGTAACTCGAACAGATATTGCTAAAAAAGTTGGAAAAATTGTTTTTCAATCCTCTGTGCAAGTACCTTTTAATATATATAAAGGTCTTTTAACAGGAGATAAAGCTGCTATAAAAAAAGGATTTAACATATTAGATAAAATGAAAAAACAAAAAGAGTCTGGTAATTTACCTAAAAGAGGACAAGTAAAAACAACAAAAGTGCAAAAAAATTTAAAGATGGTTAAATAAAACATGGCATGTGCATGTGGAAAAGAAGACTGCAAGTGTAGTTCAAATGATTTAGTGCCTGATAAAATGGCATATCAAGTAAATAAAAGGAGAATGGCATGGGTTTTAATTATTCTTATGGGTATTACTACTATCCTGACTTTGGCATTCCCAGACAGACTCGCAGAAGCAGAGAGTATTCTTATGACACAATACATAAGTATGTGTGGCTTGGTAGGAGCATATTTTGGTTTTAGTGCTTTAGGTGGTAAAAAGTGATTGAAGCAAATGGATGGGATAACCATGAAGATACATTTGAAGAAACAATAAGAAGAGAACTTTTAGCTGCACAACAAACTATATACATATTAAAAGAAGATAATAAAGAATTAACTAAAGCATATTATTTATTACTAAAAGAAAACGAGAGGTTAAAAAAATTAAACTAATGGATTTTACAGATAGACTAAGAGAGGAACTAAAAATAGATGAAGGATGTAAATACGAAGTATATCTGGACCACCTTGGACTACCTACGTTTGGTATCGGACATCTCATCACTAAAGATGACCCTGAGTACCAAATGGGGATGGGAACACCTGTTGATGAGATACGAGTCAATGAAGTTTTTGAACAAGACATAAATGTTACAATAGGTGAGTGTAGAAGATTATTTGATGATTGGGATAAGCTACCTGAAGAGGTACAATTAATTACAGCTAATATGATGTTTAACATGGGTAGACCTAGACTATCTCAATTTAAAAAGATGATACAAGCCATTAGAGATGGTGATTGGATTGAAGCAGGAAATCAGATGCAGGACTCAAGATGGTACAAACAAGTGACAAACAGAGCAGACAGACTTATATCTCGAATGAAAGCAGTCGGCTTGAGTTAAAAAAACAAGAGTTTAGAAAAAGGCATATAGAAAACTTAAAAGAGTTTTTTAAACCTAGAAAGAGAAAGTTTATAAAATATGGCTAGAAAACTAACAGAAAGACAACAAAAATTTCTTGATGCGTTATTTGCAGAAGCAAATGGTAGTATTAAAGATGCTAAAATTATTGCAGGATATTCACCTAATACAAATAACCATGAGATAATAAAGTCAATGAAAGAAGAGATATTAGAAGCCACACAAACATATATGGCAAGTAATGCACCTCTTGCCGCAATGGCTATGGTTGGTGGTTTGTATGACCCTACAGAGTTAGGTATAAGAGATAAAATGACTGCAGCTAAAGAGTTATTAGATAGAGCAGGTCTTGTAAAAACTGAAAAGATGCAGGTTGAAAGCACAGGTGGTGTTATGTTACTACCACCAAAGAATCAAAATTCAGATGAGTAGAAGTTTAGGCAAGTGGAAACTACCACAGCCAACTGATATGAGAGAAGATTCAGAGTGGCTACAGATACCTAGAATAGCTAGAACTATACCGTTTGGGTATAAACAGAATGAAGAAGACCCTGAGATATTAGACCCAATAGAATTAGAACTTGAAGCATTAGAGTTAGCAAGAAAACATATAAAACAATATTCATATAGAGAGGTTGCTAATTGGCTAACAACAAAAACAGGAAGACAAATATCACACGTAGGTTTACGAAAGAGATTAGCAAATGAGCAACAGCGTAAGAACAAAGCTAAAACTCTCAAAATCTGGGCTGAATATGCAACGAAGGCAATCGAGAAAACGAAAGCCATCGAAACCCAAAGAACAGGTGCAAGAACTTAAAAAAGAGATAAGTCCAAGTTTAGACGTTGTAGAAAGTTTACCTGAACAAGAACACAACGTAGCATTTAAACCAAACGAAGGACCTCAAACAGAGTTTCTAGCAGCAGGTGAAAGAGAAGTTTTATATGGAGGAAGTGCTGGTGGTGGCAAGTCGTTTGCCATGTTAGCAGACCCTCTAAGATACATGGGTCATTCACAGTTTAGTGGATTACTATTGCGACATACTACAGAAGAACTTAGAGAACTTATATTTAAATCTCAAGAGTTATATCCTAAAATATGGAAAGGTATAAAGTGGTATGAGAGAAAGATGCAATGGGTAGCACCATCAGGTGCAAGACTATGGATGTCATACCTTGATAGAGATGAAGACGTTATGCGTTATCAAGGTTTAGCATTTAGTTGGATAGGATTTGACGAATTAACACAGTGGTCAAGTCCGTTTGCTTGGAATTATATGCGTTCACGTTTACGTTCTACAGCATCTGACTTACCCATATTTATGAGAGCAACAACAAACCCCGGTGGAATAGGACATATGTGGGTTAAAAAAATGTTTATTGACCCTGCTCCTTACGGAAAGGCATTTGATGCAACAGATATTGAAACAGGAGAAACCCTTAAATACCCATCAGGACATCCTAAAGCTGGGAAGTCTTTATTCAAGAGGAGATTTATTCCTGCAAGATTATCTGATAATCCATACCTCGCAGAAAGTGGAGACTATGAAGCAATGCTACTTTCCCTTCCTGAACAACAAAGAAGACAACTCTTGGAAGGTGATTGGGATATTAAAGAAGGTGCAGCGTTTACTGAGTTTAACAGGGATATACATGTTGTTGAACCATTTTCTATCCCTAGTAATTGGGTTAAGTTTAGGGCTTGTGACTATGGTTATGGTAGTTACTCAGGTGTTCTTTGGTTTGCTGTCTCACCTGAAGAACAGCTTATTGTATATCGTGAACTCTATGTATCGAAAGTTCTTGCAACAGACCTAGCAGACATGGTATTGGATTTAGAGTCTGAAGATGGCAATATAAAGTATGGTGTACTAGACTCTAGTTTGTGGCATAAAAGAGGTGATACAGGTCCTTCACTTGCAGAACAAATGATTACAAGAGGTTGTAGATGGAGACCTTCAGATAGAAGTAAAGGTTCTCGTGTTGCAGGTAAAAACGAAGTACATAGAAGATTACAGGTAGATGAGTTTACAGAAGAACCAAGACTTATATTTTTTAACACCTGTACAAATATAGTGGCACAATTACCCTCTATACCGTTGGATAAGAAAAATCCTGAAGACGTAGATACTAAAGCAGAAGACCACTTGTATGATGCATTAAGATATGGTATAATGACAAGACCTAGATTTAGTATATTTGACTATGACCCAATGGGCAGACCATCAAACACAATGCCTATGGCAGACTCAACATTTGGATATTAAGGAATAAATTATGGCAGAAGATGAACTAATGATGGAAGAAGATGCAATATCTCTTGAAGATGCAACTGATTCTGAACTTCAAGATACAGGTATTAGTAATCTTGTTGATTATGTAAAGGCACAATACAAAAGAGCAGAAGACTATAGAGACCAAGACGAAGATAGATGGACAAGAGCATATAGAAACTATCGTGGTTTATATGGTCCAGATGTACAGTTTACAGAACAAGAAAGGTCAAGAGTTTTTATAAAGATTACAAAGACAAAAACTCTCGCAGCATATGGACAGATTGTAGATGTGCTGTTTGGTGGTAATAAGTTTCCTATCAGTATAGAACCTACAGAGTTACCTGAAGGTGTTGTTAGTGATGTAAACTTTGACCCAAAAGAACCTGAACAACTTCGTAACAGAGATGATATGGAGTCACCATATGGCTTTGCAGGAGATGGTCAAGATTTACCTGCAGGTGCAACAGCCAAAAGTTTACAGGAAAAGTTAGGACCTTTAAAAGATAAACTACAAGATATTGAAGGTTTAAAAGAAGGTGTTGGTAAAACTCCTACAGCTATAACATTTAGCCCTGCTATGGTTGCAGCTAAGTCTATGGAGAAAAAGATTACTGACCAACTAGAAGAATCAAATGCTTCTAAACATTTACGTAGCACAGCCTTTGAAATGGCACTTTTTGGTACAGGTGTTATGAAAGGACCTTTTGCTATCGATAAAGAATATCCAAATTGGGATGATGATGGTAATTATAATCCTGTCTTTAAAACAGTTCCACAAATAAACAATGTATCTATTTGGAACTTTTATCCTGACCCTGATGCAAAGAACATGGAAGAAGCTACATTCGTTGTAGAACGACATAAGATGTCACGTTCTGAACTTCGTAGTCTAAAAAAGAGACCATACTTTAGAGACAATGTTATTGAAGAAGCAATACAAGATGGTGAGAACTATGTTAGAAAAGATTGGGAAGATGATTTAGCTGACTATGCACCTGAATATAAAGTTGAAAGATATGAAGTATTAGAATATTGGGGTGTATGTGATATAGAAATGCTAAACGAAGAAGGTATTGAAATACCAAGTGAGATGCAGGACTTTGATGAAATACAATGTAATGTATGGGTATGTAATGGTAAACTACTACGAGTTGTGATAAATCCATTTAAACCTGCTAAGATACCATATATGGCATCACCATATGAACTTAACCCATACTCATTCTTTGGTGTAGGTCTTGCTGAAAACATGGATGATACACAGACTTTAATGAATGGTTTTATGAGAATGGCAGTCGATAACGCTGTATTGTCAGGTAACTTACTTATAGAGGTAGACGAAACAAATCTAGTTCCGGGACAAGACTTATCTGTATATCCGGGAAAAATATTTAGACGACAAGGTGGTGCTCCGGGACAAGCTATCTTTGGTACAAAGTTTCCAAATGTATCAAATGAGAACATGCAGTTATTTGACAAAGCTAGACAATTAACAGACGAAGCAACAGGACTACCATCATTTGCACATGGTCAAACAGGTGTTACAGGTGTTGGTAGAACAGCGTCAGGTATATCTATGTTAATGAATGCAGCAAGTGGTAGTATAAAAACTGTAATTAAAAACGTAGATGACTATTTATTAGCACCTCTCGGTAAAGGTATGTTTCGTTTTAATATGCAGTTTGACTATGACCCTAAGATAAAAGGTGATTTAGAAGTTAAGGCTAGAGGAACTGAAAGTCTCATGGCTAACGAGGTTAGGTCTCAAAGACTTATGCAGTTTATGCAAGTTTCATCAAGTCCTGCTCTTGCACCATTTGCAAAGTTTCAGTATATTATTCGTGAGATTGCAAAGGCACTTGACTTAGACCCTGATAAGGTTACAAATAATATGGATGAAGCTGCAGTACAAGCAGAGATAATGAAAGGTTTCCAACAACCCCAAGATGAGCAACAACCCCCTGTAGCAGGTGCTAACCCTGCAGACCCAACAGGTGCAGGTGGTGGAACAATAGGAACAGGACAAGCACCAGTTCCGGGTGAGCAAGGATTTACAGGAGTACCTCAACAAGGTGGACAAGCAAATACTCAGCCAACTCAAGCCGTTGGTCAACAACCACAAACAACTCCAAGCATTCAATAGTTACCTAGAAGAGTTAATTACTCAACAACATAGGGCTATGGAGCAAACAGAGAATGCTGTACTAATGCACAGGTCGCAAGGTGCGATTGCTGTATTGCGTAAGTTAAAGTTATTAAGAGATGAAGTGAATGGCTAGTTTAAACGAGCAGACAGAAAATACTTTTTATGGTTTTACTCCAAAAGGTTTAGAACAGGAAACACAAAAATTTATTCTAGACCCTAAAGAAGAACAAAAAAGAAAAGAAGATGCAATTAAAGCCACAAAAAGTATTGGAACTGGAATTGTAACAGGAGCATTAGGATTGCCTTCTGATTTATTAGATTTAGCCACACTCGCAAATGACTTATCTGCCGACTATGCTGGTAATATAGTATCAAAAGCAGTACAACCAAGATTAAATGAATTACAACAAAAGTATGGTAGAGATGCTTTTGACAAAGCATTTACAGAGGTAACAGGTATAAAATCTGATGCTAGTGACCCTGCCCAATTAGTAGGTGAATTAATAAGTTTAGGAAGTGTTATTAAATATGGTGCTAAAGGAGTAGGTGCAGTTGCCGAAGGGATAAGCACAGTAGCTGACCAAACTAAAAAGGCACTTCAACCACAAGCTGTTACACCTGAAGGTATTACTATGCCCATACCTGAACAGCCTAAAGGTGGACAAGTTGATGAAATGATAGGTGGTCCAGAAGCAATAAAAAGATTATATGAGAAAGGGGTAGGAAAAACTAGCATTGATGAGTTAAAGAAAGAATATCCTGAGTCTATGAGACCTTTTATTAGTGCTGATACAGTTAAATATGACGAATACAAAAAGTTACAAGATAAACATAATGAAATATTAAAAAATAATGATGTAGATTCTATATTTAAACAATTAAATGAAAAAGAAGTAGAAGATGTAAAAACGGCAGCAATGTCAGAATTTGCTGTACAATATGCTAAAGATAATAATTTAAAGGTATCAGATGCTCTTGTAAATATTATGTTTGATGCTGATGCACCACCTGTAGATTTTAAAAAATATTTAAATAAAGAGTTAGTTGCAAAATATTTAGCACAAAAGAGATTTGCAGAAACAGGTGTATATATAGGTCGTGCAAGTAAAAAATTAAAAAAAGCACCTATGACAGAACGTGAATTTTCCCAAAGTCAATTAAGATTTGAAATACCTGATGTTGATGCTACCGTTTTAGACGAAGGAATAAATAAATTAAAAACTTCTCCGATTGTTAAACTAAAAGATTTGTTAGACCACCGTTTGTTATATGATGCCTATGGTAAAGATATGATGGACACATCGTATGTAGGAATAGAAAAAAGAAAAGATACTCGTAAATACCTTGAATCTAAAGGTTTTCCTGTACAAAAAAGATTTTTTGACCCTATCGGTGAAATAAAAATAGTTCCAGACCCCAACATGAAAAAAGGAACTGCTGCATGGTATAATGAAGTAACAGATACAATAGGTGTAGACCCAAGTAGATTAAGTTCTTCTGTATTTAGAAAAGATTTATTACATGAAATACAGCATGCTGTGCAAAACAGAGAGGGATTTGAGAGTGGTGCAAGTTGGGCAGGTTATATGCCAAGTTCAATTAGAAACTTTGAAAATTTAAGAACAGGTAAGCCCTATAATGACGAAACATTTGAAGAACTTTATACTTTAGGTGCTAGACACTCTAATTTTATAGATATAATATATTCAGATGTTCCTGATTATGCTAGAATGGGTAGAATTGTAAGAAAACCTGAAATAGAAGCTATAAAAGTAATTGCTCAAAATTTAGCTAAAAGAATGGATGCTATTACAAAGATGACAGGACAGGCTAACTTTGAACAAAAGTTTATAAACAGTCGAATGATTGATTTAGAAAGAGGAGACCTTCGTAAAATATTTGATGAAGTAATACAGCCTGAAGATTTTGATTTAGTAATAAGAAATCGTAATGGTGTAAAAATAGATGGAAGAAAAATGCCTAATACAATTCCATTGAAAAAAACAGATATGGATGGAAATTTAATAGCAGATATTGATTATAATAAGACTATAAAATTAAATAAAAAAGCAGAGGAACTATTTAGAAAATTACCAAAAGACCCTGAAGAAAGAATGCGACTTTTAAAACCATTTGTTGAAATTGCTTTGCAAGAACAAATGTATAATAAAGCTAAATCTAAAGCACTAGAAAATTATAGACTTACAGCAGGAGAATTAGAATCTCAGGCAGTTGAAGCGAGAGATGCTTTTGCTCAAAGACTTATTGGACAAGGTAAATCTAAAGAAGATGTTATTAAAGAATTATATAAAACACATCCTATGTTTAAAAGGTCGGATTATGCATTTGATAAACAAAGAGGATTAGATGTTCCTGAAGGAGTTTATCCTAGAAAAGAATCGGATATAGTTTATTTTTCAGAAAAATTTGAAGAAACTCCTATAGAAAGTGCAACAAAACAAACAGATGATATTCTTAACAATAGGCATAGTGATTTAACAGATGAAGAATTAATAACAGGGTATATTAATACAGGTTTTAGTGGCAAGAGTGGTGTTGGTAGAAGTGAATTAATTAATAGACTTAAATCTAAACCTGAATTACAACAAAAATCTATTAATAAATTACAAGATTTAGGTGTTATAAATGAGCAAACAAAAACAGTTCCTGTTTATAGATTAGTTATAACTAGGGGTGGAAAAGAAATTAAACCTGAAAAAGAAATATCTGCATCTTTATCTATAGAAGCTATACAAGAAAACTTAAAATTTTTTGAACCTAAAAAAGGCATGTTAGATGAAATGTATATTGTAAAATATGATGTGCCTAAAGAAAATGTAATAGGATACTTACCTGCATTTAAAGACGATATAAAAAGAGGTGTAAATAAAAAACTAAAAGAAAAGGGTTTTGGACAACAAAAAATAAGGGGTTATCAAACTATTGGAGACCCTGCAAAAAATGCTAAAAATTTATTAGATAAACAAGATGAAATAATAGTTGATGTTTCTAACCTAGAAATGCAACCTATGAAAAGCATGATGAGAGAAACAGATGATTATACAAAAGGTTTACCTGAAGCATCAAATTTACAAAAAAGTATAGGCACTGGTAGAGGTTTTGATGAAGCAATATTAAAAATAGCTAAAGGTGAGATTAAATCATTAGCAAATTTAAATCAACACATGCTTGATTTTAGAAAAGAAACTTTAATTTCTCCTATTGCAAAAGGTGCTGACACTAAATTAGAGCAACAAGCAAGGCAAGAATTTTTAGATTATTACAAGAATTATTTTAATAAAGCCGAAGAAACTGCAGTAAAACAAACAGATAATTTACCTGAATTAAGAGTGGACAATCCCGGAAAAGACTTCATGGGTAGAGAATATACAGATAAAAAAATTGAATCTGCATTAGAGGATAAGAATAAAGCTATTGCAGCTGGATTAACCGAAACCGACACAGCCACAGTTAATATAGGAAATTTTAGTGGACAAACTGCATTCTTTACCAAACCTGTCAGACTAGACCCAAAAATGTTAAAAGATGTTAAGGGAATGATGGGTGAGCATAAAACTAGAAATAAAAGTAGAAAGTTAGAACTTTTAAAAAAAAGTATAAAAGAAAAAGGATATGAAGAGTCTCCTATCTTGATACATGTCAGAGAAGATGGAGTTCCGTTTGTAACAGAAGGTAATCATAGATTAGCTGAAGCCATACAATCAAATAGAGAAAGTATACCTGTTGAAATTAAGTATTTAAGAGGTGCAGAAAATGTAGAGGGTATATTAAATCCTAAAACACTAGGATTAAAAAATAAAATGAACAGAGGTGGAGTACCAACAATGCAAAAGAAAAATATAGAATCCCAACAATTAGAACTGTTTGGTGGACTGAAAGACCAAGGGGGTACAAAAGACCCTGTATCAGGAAATGATGTTCCTGTAGGTTCAACCAAAAAAGAAGTCAGAGATGACATACCTGCACAGCTAAGTGAAGGAGAGTTTGTCTTACCTGCTGATGTAGTTAGGTATCATGGCTTAGAAAAGATTATGGGTTTACGTGACCAAGCAAAACAAGGTTTAGATAAAATGGAAGCTATGGGTCAAATGGGTAATTCAGATGAAGCGACATTACCTGATGATACACCATTTATGGCACAGGCAGGTGGTGTAGCAGGTGTAAACGTACAAGACCCTACAGAACTACAAAAACAAAAGTCTGTATTTCAAACAAGAAATCCTTATGGACAACAACCTCAAATGCCAGACCCTTTTATGCCTATTATAGAACCTCCTAAACCACCTAAAGTTGAAGCACCTGCAATAACACCTAGAACATTTAAAGATACAATGGGTGGAACAGAGTTTGGTCAGTTACCTGTATCAGAACAAAGACAGTATAAAAATACAGAAACAGGTGAAACAAAATCTTTTACATTTGTAAATGGCAAACCTGTGTATCCAATACCTGCAGGTTTTGTGCCTATTGAAGAAGCAGGAGTTGAACCACCTGATGTTGTAAAAGATGTTCTTGTTCCAACCACACAGGTTACAAAAGAAGATAAAGATAGACCATCTGTATCACAGGTAGCAGGTGAAGGTAGCTTTAGTTTAGGTAATCTAAATATAGGTTCACTTGCAGGTGGAGCATTAGGAACTATGTTCTTAGGTCCTTTAGGTGGTATAATTGGTAGTAGGATAGGTGGACAGCTAGGGCAAACAACTGACCCACAGTTAGGTGGTTCTTTTTCAGATGTAGCCACAGGTAAGTTTTCAGGAAGCCCTGCGTCAGGGTATGCAGGTTTACCAAAAACAAACAAAGTAGGAACAAACGTAGGTGATATAGATGTAAATACACGAGGTACATTTAATAATAGTTTTGCTGTTGCAGATAACATATCAGACTTACACAAGTATGGTGGAGCAATGCGTGATGCTAATGGACATACTGTATACAGAACAATTAATGAACAGGTTAAGTCACTCAAAGCTGCAGCTAAAACAGGGTGGTTTGGTGGACCTTTGAGTCCTATGGAATATTATGGCTTGACAAATGATAATAAAATAAAGTATAATAACTATGCAACAGAAGCAGGTTTTACTGAACAAAATTATGGCACAGGTAAAGGTTCTGAATTATATCAAGAATTTTTAAATGAAATGTCAAAATATAATGTGAGTGGTACAAATCAATCTCCACCAAAAGAGGGAGATGGTTACTTAGTATCTAATGGAAAAGCATATAAAGGAACTTATACTGTAAACAAAACAACAGGCGATATGCAGTTTGAAAAAGAAGGTGGTGGAACTATTATATCTTCAGGTGGGTCAGGTTTAGTTGGAGATTTAACAGGTTCAGGGCAAAAAACAAGACCTGCCACAGGTCAAGACAGACCACCAACAGAAACTAACCAAGACGCTGCTATAAGACGTAAACAAGAAGCAGATAAGGCTAGAGCAGAAGCAAACGCATATGCTAAACAGTTAGAAGATAGAGCAAGACGAGAACAAGAACAGAAAGATGCAGCCGAAGCTAGAAGGGCAAGAACAAAAGTAAGTAAAATTTTTGAAAAACAAGGTGGTCCTTCAGCTAAAGAATTACAAAAAGGGACAAAAAGAAGATTTAAAAAAGGTGGTCTAATGACTAAACCTACTAAAAAGAACATGAAGCGTGGTGGATTGGCTTCAAGATAACAATTCACATAGATGGCTACTTATCCCCCAACTAATTGGCTACGATAACCCCAAAGGAGAAAACGATGGCAGAAGCTATGGTGAAGGAAGCAACACCTAAAAAAGTTGCATTTATGACTAAACCTAAAAATATAGAAGATAGAATTAAGAAAGATGAAGAAGAACTAAAAGAACTTCTTGATGATAAAAAAGAAGAGGACAAGAAAGAAGAAGAAAAAAAGGTTGAAGAAAAAGAACCTGATAGTCCTGAAGAAAAAACTTTTAAAAAAAGGTATGGTGATTTAAGAAGACATACTCAACAAAAAGAAAAAGATTTTCAAAGTCAGATAGATGAATTAAAAAAACAACTATCTGATGCAACAAAAAAAGAAATGAAGTTGCCTAAGTCTGATGAAGACATAGAACAATGGGCAAAAGATTATCCTGATGTTGCAGCGATTGTAGAAACGATTGCTATGAAAAAAGCATCAGAACAAGCTAAGATACTTGAAGAAAGAATAAAATCTATAGATGAGTTAGGTGCAACTGCTGCAAAAGAGAAAGCAGAAGCAGAGTTATTAAACATACACCCTGACTTTGTAGATATTAGAGAAAGTGATGATTTTCATAATTGGGCAGAAGTGCAACCTAAATGGGTACAAAATGCTTTATATGAAAATGATACAGATGCCCTCTCTGCAGCTAGAGCAATAGACTTGTATAAAAATGATAAGAATATCAATAAAGAAGACAAACCAAATAATACAAGTAAAGAAGCTGCAAAAGCTGTGAAGACTAAATCAAGTACATCAGAACCACAGACAAGCGATAGTAAGTCTTATATAAAAGAGTCTGATGTGCAGAAGATGTCACCTGAACAGTACGAGAAGATGGCAGACGAGATAATGGAATCTATTAGAAGTGGTAAGTTTATATACGATTTATCAGGTTCTGCTAGATAAAATTAAAATAAATAGTTGACAAACAATGATTTGTGTGTATAACTATGAGTGTAAAGCTGTAAATAATCCCTGTATAGCAATATACAGCAACATTATGTACAGCTAATTTAGCAAATAACAAGAATATTAGACCTACTCTGTCGAGTAAAAGCCCAATTATGCCACGTACAAGTATGATTGCACCTTTGAAAAATAGACCCCTGAATAAACTAGATATTTTGCATTTGTTTGTAGTATAATTAAGGAGAAATACTATGGCGTTTAAAACAGCTGCTGGTTATGGTAATCTACCTAATGGTAATTTCTCACCTGTTATATATTCGAAACAAGTCCAACTTGCATTTAGAAAGAGTTCTGTTGTAGAAAGCATTACTAATTCTGATTACTTTGGTGAGATTTCTAATATGGGTGATACCGTTAAGATTATTAAAGAACCAGAAATCACAGTTAAGGAATATGCTCGTGGTACAATGATTCAACCACAAGACCTTGACGATGAAGACTTCAGCTTAATCGTTGAC